ATCCGCAGGCCTGCCACGTTGGCGTTGAGTGCAATCGTGAGCTGCGCAGGCAGCGTCTCGGCGGGCGGGATGAAATCCCATTCGTAGGTCATGGTCTCCCATGCCGGGCGCCAGAACGGGCCGTTGCTGGATGGCGCCCAGAACACGGCCGAGTCGTCATCCCAGAAGCGGGTGGATTCCGTGGCTACCAGGCCGGTCGGCGCGACCGCCCCGCCGGTCAAGGTGCCGGGCCAGCCGTCAGCCGCATGGCTGGTCTCGTACACGATGTTCTGGACCGTCGGATCACCGATGCCAGTCGTGACGTAAGCCAATTCGCTCGCGTTGCCGGACCAGTCAATGGCCCGCACTAGGATCGTGACCGTTCCGCTCGGCAGCTCATTGGCGGCCAGTCGCGTGGTGGTCAGATAGCCCTCGTGCAGCTTAATCGCATCGATCCAGGTGCGGCGCGCACCAGGCTGGTAGCGGACCTCGAACCCCTTGAAATCCAGCGGCGGGCTTGGGTAGTTCCACGAGATCAAGTCATTGCGCAGAGTGAGGCCGACAGGTCTCGGCGGGGGAATGCTCTGTCCGCGCAGGGTGTAGGCGACCTCGGTCCATGCGCTGGCTATGCCGAGCGAGTTTCGCGCACGGACACGGAACCGGTAGACCCCCTCCGCGAGATCGTTTACGTCGCACGACGTCCCTAGAAGATCATTCCCGGCAGGCCTCCACCTGGTGTCTTTGCTCGACCGATATTCCAACTCAAACGCCCGGGACTGCAGCCCGCCGGCCTCCCACGCCACGATGGCGCGGTTCTTGATCATGCCGTTAAGTCCGAAATACAGCTCCTCGGTTACCGTGACGTTGATGGGCGGCGCGACGGTGAATGGGTCCGGCAGGTTGACGGCCGGAGGCACATCTACGGCCAGCGCATCGGCCTCGGTCCAGGCCCATACGGCGGGCGCGTCCTCGCGCAGCACCACGCGCACGCCCTGGCGCAGGCTGATGGTGCAGTCCTCGACGCGGAACACGCGCCGATCCCAGCCCAGGCTGTCGACTGTGAGCGTCACACGAGCGCCAGGCGCAATGGCCATGGCCCGGAATTTCAGCGTGCATTCCAGCATCAGGCCGTATCTGGTCTTTTCGAGATAGACCTTGGCCAGCCGGCGCGCCATCGTGCCGCTGCTGGTAAACGGGAAGTCGAACGACTGGTCAATTTCCTCCAGGTCCTCGGCGATGTACTCGCCCACTGCGAGCTGTACGAAATCGACGGCGCTGTAGAGCTGAGACGGGTCAACAAAAGTGCCTTTTGCCACGTTGAACCGGCCCGACTTCGGTGCGCGCGGGCTGAAATCCAGGCCGCCCACCAGGTCGTCAATGGTCAGATCAATGGTCGGATCGCGGAACTTGCCGGGGATCGCCCGCCACAGGCCGCCCCGACGCTGCACGATCATGGCGCCGGCGTTCTGCAGGGTTTCCAGCACCTCCAGCGGAGGCTTGTTGAACGACTCGACGCCGTTGCAGGTGTAGCGCCGCTCGGTTTTGCCCGGGCCAGCAGGCACCAGCTCATCGGAGACATTGGCCGCCTCGATGAAGCTGGCCACATCGAGTGCAGTCCGCTGGATCTTCGCTCCGCGCGACCACGTCATGTAATCCAGAACGCACAGCGCGTGGTTGTCCGTGAAGCCGACCGTATCTGTGCGCGGGTCCCAGATGTCGTTCTTGCCGCGCACCACTGCCGAGATGTTCGGGATGCCGCTGTATTTGTCCTCCGCGTAGTCCAGGCGCACATACAGGTAGGTCTGGCCCAGCAGTTTGTCGCTGGCCGCCCAGCTCGGAATCTGCGCGACGACCTTCGGGTCTGCCGCCGTCTGGCCGCCCAGCTGCACGCTGAAATCAACCAGGCCGGCAAACGTTGACGTTACTGCATGGCCGCTGCCGGTCCATTGCAGGGCCAGCTCGTTGTCGAAATAGACGTCGCGGATCGAATCGCACGGGTGGGCGGCAAACACGACAATGATGTGCATGTAGCGGCTGTCACCGCCGCTCGCCTCCATCATCGCGTACTGGCCGCCGGTTTTGGCTGTGCCGTAGATGATCTGGCGGGGGTTGGCTGACCCCTTGCTCGACACCTCGCGATCCTTCATCGCGTCGAGGCGGGCCTGGCGCGCGCGGCGCTCCGCCTCTTTTGCCGCCTCTTCGGCCTCCTTGGCCATGTCGTACATGTCAAAGCCGATGCCGAGGAAGCCGCCCGTAAGCGCGCCGCCGACGCCGCCGAACAGGAGTCCGCCGATCGCCCAGTCTTTTGTTTTACTGCCCATGACAACTCCAGGCGCGCGTGTACCCGGCCCCGCTCACGCATAGCCCAGCATCGGGACTAATGGTCAGCGAGGATTCGGAGTCAATAAAAATGCCCAGCGCCCCGATCCGGTGCGCCGCGTCGTCCAGCAGAACAATGTCGCCCGGGGTGGCTGACTGCGTTTCCGGCAGCACCGCAGACATCAGCGAGGCGACCGTGCCGAACCCGGCCTCGCGACCGCGCCGGTAGGCCTCGGCCTGGTTGCGATAGCGCGTCACGCCAAGTCGCCGGGGGTCTACGCCGCAGCGCAGCAGCGCCCAGCGCGAAACGAACACGAAACAGTCGTTGTGGCCCCAGGCAAACGGCACGCCCACGTAGGCCTCGGCGAACGCTTCAAGCTCGCGCCACAAACCACGCCCTGGCCGGCCAGATGAATTGCCGCTTTTCGAGCTGAGCCACGAAGCGAAATCCAGTGTCGCCTGGGTATTGGGCGCGCTGCTCCTGATCGGTGTATCGCTCAATTCGAGGGCGCTCCCAATCCGCGATTTCGTCCGCGCATGTGATGTTGATCGACGACTCTGCCCCGTAACGGCACTGGACCTGATCGATCCGGCCAGCGAAGAACAGGAACGGCTCGCCGATGATTTCGTGGAATTCGTCGAGGACGGCCAGGTGCACATAGGCGGGCCGGTTGAAGTAGTTGCTATTCAGGGCCGCACTCAGCAGCTCCGATCGGACGCCGCTCAGCGTCACCTGGAACCACTGCGGGTCCAGGCTGCTCGACTCCGCCAGCTCGTCGATGTTGCCGAGGTTGCCGAACCCGACGTACTCGACGCCGTCGAACGTGACCGGGTCGAACAGGCTGCTGAACGCCAGCATTCCCTCGTCCAGCTCGAAGCGCACGAACGCCGCGAACCGCACCACCGGCTCAGCCAGCGCCGCCAGCGCGTCTGGGTGAATGATCCGGTCAGACATCCAGCACCTCGATGCAGTCGAACGACATGGCGTACAGGCTCGGGGCCGAGATTCCCCAGGCTGCCCGGTCATCCGCCAGGCGCATTACGCAGGACGGGCTGTCGACGACTACCGGAGTGCCAACCGCCGGGTTTCGGCGCATCGGCGGCGCGATATGCAGCGTTGCCCGACCGAAAGCGTCCGCCGGCGCAGCAGTGGTGATCATCTTCAACTCGTTGCCGATCGTGATGTAGTCACCGACCTCCAGAGCAAGCGGCTGGCTGGGCGTCCAGCCCTCTGTTTCCAGCTCGACGCGGGACACAACGGAGGAAACCTCCGGCGATCCGATGGCTGTTCCGGCGTTCGGCTCCAGCACGGACATGCGGAACATGCCAGCCCTACCGCCCAGGCGCGCCAAGAAAGCGCGCATCAGGCGGGCGTTGTCGCCCTGAAGGATCGGGAACCGCAGCGATGCAGCCCAGCGCGCCCCGGGCACCGCTGCCACCTGGGTAGCGCCGGACAGCTCCGACTCGAAGGACTGACTGTTGCTCTGCAGCCGGAACTCGCAGCTCGCCGGCAACACACCCGGGAAATCCAGAACCGCCATTACCGCCTCCCCACAGAGCGCGCCATTGATCCGCCACGGCTGATCTGCTGCTGCACGCCGCGAGCGGTTGCCTCAGTGATCATCGGTAGCATTCGAGTGATTTCCGCCTGGATGGCGTCGTTCATGCCTGGGGTGATTTGCCAGACGTGAGTGATGCTGAGCGGTGCCGCGCTGGACGCATCACCTGCAGGGATGGCCGGCTGCTGCTGGCGAGCCCGCACCGGAGCCATGTCGACCACGCCGCCGTCGTAGAACCCTGGCTTGCCGAGACGCATAGCCTCAACCACGCCTACCCCGCCGGCGCGCCGGATGTCCTCCTGCGACCAGACCACTTCGCCGCGGTGAACGACGCCGGCCGGCTCGTACTTGCCGCCAGGCCCGGTGTAGCCGCCGGTGGCGAAGCCCACGCCTGAGATGGTGGCAATGTTCGCGGCAGCAGCCACCGCCGCCGATGCCGCCAGCGCTACGCCAAGCGGGTACGGCTGGATGGCCAGCGCGTTCTGGACTGCCAGCGCGCCCTGGATGGTCGCCTGGGCAATCGCCGACATCTTGCCGATGGTGGCGATCTTCTTGTTCTCGGACTGGCTGAGCGCGGCCATGTTGCCGAAGAAATCCGCGCTACTAGCGAGCACCGCCTGGTTCTTAGCGCGCTCAATCTTCTGCATTCCAGCAGCGTGCTGCTCGTGGATGTTCATCTCGCGCTTGGCGTACTCCCCGCTGGTGATCGCCTTCGCCTCCATGAACTGCCGATGCTTCTCCAGCTCAGCGGTCCGCCATTGGTCCAGCAGGATCGTCTGCTCATTGAGCCGGGCGATCTCGCTATTGGCCCCGCCCACTGCGGCATCCAGGCCGCCAGCTCCGGGCGCCTTGCTGACGCCCTCGACTGTGCCGACTTCCTGCTCCGACTCCATCTGGATCTCGCGGATGGCCTTCAGGGTACGCAGCCTGTCCGCTGCGGCCTGGTTCCCCTGGCGCTCGTACTCGGCGATCTTCTCGGCGTATTCGAGCTGCCACTGGGCGTCGTTTGCGGCACGAAGCTGGCCGGTCTCGCGCAGCAGGGTGATTTGCAGCTTCTGCTGCTCAGTCAGCTCCTTGCGGGCGTCCAGCTCCCGGGCCAGGCCCATGATGTGGTCGGCCTCGTCCTTGCCGAGACCCTTGAGCGCACCGCTCTGGATTTCGTAGCTGATGCGAGCGGCTTCGGTGACTTCGCCATGCAGCACTTTCTGACGCTGCAGGGCTGCCAGCTGCGAGGCAAAGCTCTTTGCCAGCTCGTCTGCCGCCTTCTTCTCTTCCTCGGTCTGCTTGGCCGCCTTCGAGCTTTCAATCGCGGCGTTTTCGGCCTTGATCTGCTCAACGCGACGATCCTGGATTTCCATGATCTCGGTTTCGATCTTTTTGATCCGATTACGCGCCGCTTCTTCCAGGCCGGCAACTCGGACCAGACGACCTTGCAGGCCTTCCAGTGTCTCCAGCTCTTCTGCGCGCTTGGCGTAGAGCAGGTTCATGCGTTCCTGGTCGGTGTAGTCCCCGGCGGTAAACCGTATGCCCTTGGCGAGCCCGTCAATCAGAAAAGCCAGCCCGCTAGATGCTCCAGCCGCCTTGTCTAGCTCGGCCAGGGCGTTACCCAGGTCGTTTCTCAGCGCAGCGGATGCCTCGCTGACCGTGCGGGGCAGCTTGGCGAACTCTGCATCGATCGCAGAGGCGCGCCCGCGTAACGCCTCAAGAACCACTTCGGTTGTCAGCCTGCCATCCAGCATCTGCTGTCGCAGCTCACCGAACGGGATACCCAGGCCGCGAGCCAGTTCGCGAGCCAGTTCCGGCATTCCCTCAAGCACCGAGTTGAATTCTTCGGCGCGGAGCACGCCGCCGGCCAAGCCCTGGCCGAGCTGCCGCAGCGCGCTCGACATCTCTTCGGCCGAACTTCCGCCAATGGCGCCGATCTTCTGCAGAGTTTCAGTGAGGCGCAGCACCTGGGAATCGTTGGCGCCCAGCTCCCGCAGGGTGCCGCTCAGGGATTCCCATAGCTGGACTGTCGTGCCGAGGTCGGTTCCAGTGTTGCGCGCGATCTCTGACAGACGGCCATAGGTGCGCGCTGCGTCCTCGGTGCTAGCCGACAGGCGCGTCACCCGCGACTCAAGGCGCACATGCTGCTCGGAAAGCTGCTGCAGACTTCTCAATGCCTGAATGGTGACCATTGCGCCGATCGCTGCGCCGGCCCGGCCTACCGCTTTCTCAACCCGATCTGCAGCGCTCGGCAGCTTGCCCAGGTCTTTCTCGGCCTGCTTGACCTGCCGGCTGTCCACCGCGACCACAAGGCGCGCGTACTCGCTCATGCTGCTGCTCCAAACTGAATCTGATTGTTCTGAGCGATGCGCTCAATCTGGCGACGCAGGCGCGGGTTCTGGACCATCAAGCCAACAGGGTCGATGGCCGGTGGCAAAGACCACTCCGCGATCAGCGAGGCCGTCTGCCTGGCATGCCGGAGCCGGCGCAGCCTCTTCTGCTCTTGTGCACAATCACCAGCCGCCACTACGTCAGCGAATAGCTGGCTCCATGACTCGGTCACCGCCGCCTGGAATTCATCGGAGAGAATGGAGCGGACGCGCACCCATTCACGGTTGCCGGCAGGGTCAACCAGCTCGACGCGCACGCCGCGACTCGCCCGCGTGCGGACGTAGAAATCCTGGGGTTTCATGCTTTTCTCCGGGCAATAAAAAACCCCGCCGAAGCGGGGTCTCGATGAATCGTTGTGAC